TCATAAGGCCACCGTTGTCCACCCCTTCCCACGATCATCATGGTACCTATCCGTTTGTTGTTGAGTTTTATGTCCAAGTAAATCTTTCGTGTTTATACCTTGGGCTTTATATAACCGCTCGGAAAGCGATCTTTGTTCATGGAAAGTTGCCGGTGTACCTTGTCCCCAGTCAATATCTGCACTGTCTCTTGCCTTGCTGAAATTCATGGTCAGTGTTCTGGGTTTCACCTGTGCTCCTCGCTCAGCCTGTGAGGTGGTTCTAAAGAAATGAACCAAATAAGGGCTTACTGCATAATCCCGGCAACGACTGATTACATCTCGGAGGCTCCAGTTGATTGCGTTGCAACGCAGAGCTAATGGTATAGCGATTTTGCTTCCGGTTTTCTCTTGCTCAACGTGTAGATGATCGTCCCAGATGTCCGAGAATTTCATACGGGATATATCACCTAGTCGCTGTCCTGTTACTATGGCTAAAAGCATGGCGTTCCCCATGTATTTGTGATTTTCATCGGCTATATCAAAAATCTTTTGCCATTCCTCAAGAGTGAGGCGCTGGCGAGTGATCTTTCTACGAGGTTGTTTAGTTGCTAGTGCAGGGTTATAACCAGGAGGTACTTCTCCCGCATGCTGAGCTTCTTTAAAAACATCTATTAGGACAGAGCGAATGACCTGAGCCATTCTGGGTTGTCCCTCCGCTAAATATTCATCAAGAATTTGCGCAACATCTCGAACATTGACAGCGGATATTAATTTCATTCCTACCCGTTCCTTAAGCAGAGATACTGGTTTTGCTTTTTGTTTGATAGTGTTTTCTTTAATATCTCCGGACTTCAATCTTTCCTGCTGAATCTTCCAGTAACGTTCAAGCCAGGTGTTAGTTGATATTGATTTTCCTGAGCTGGTGGAAATTCTGTCAGTGATTGCCATTATCTGGCGGGTTTGTTGTTCCGCCAGTCTTTTATTTGCTTCAATAGCTATTGCCGTGGCCTCTGCTTCGTCTGTTCCTAGACTATGAAACTTACCAGTTATCGGGTGCTTATAACGCCAATATACTTTATTAACCTTTCTGCTGAAGAGCGGGTATAAATTTGGAATAGATATATTATTTTTACGTGGTCTGGCAGCCATCTTTCAAAATCCTCTGCAAAAGAACAGGGTCGCTTTTCTTTACTACAGGAGTGGTCAATGTACCGACCAACTCAGCATCCTCCCTGACGCGCCAGAATCGACCTTCTTTTTTGGCTGGGGGAGAAAACATATTCTGTTTAGCATAATTCCTGAGAGTGGAAACACTTGGAGGATTGCTTCTGTATTTCTCGTTTGCCCACTCTTCAAGGGTTAACATCTGGAGCATATGTTTTACCTCATCATGGCCCATTGCTGGGCCAGTATCTGAAAATACAAAATCAGTTTTGCATCAATTTTTGCAGCACCTGATTGCCGGCAATTATTCGCTGCCAGATCGCTGATACATAGCGGGCCTGATGAATAGCATCAGCGAGGGCATTGTGACGAGACCCTTCAAACGGGATCGTTGTTTTGGGGTCGAAGCTAATGGCCTGGCCGAGCTCTACCATTGTTCGTACGTCCCGATCGTTCCAGTATTCCCACGGATAATCTTCAGCAATGCAATCGTAAGAAGAACGCAGAATAGAGTTGTCGAATGACGCACCGTTACCCCATACCTGCGCCTTTTTGCTCCCACCAGCGACATTATCAGAAACAAATTCTCTGAACTGGCGTAATGCATCCTGCAACGGGATAGCATCATCATTTACGATCGCAGAGCGTGCTTCGGAGGACTGCTTAAGCCACCAGATAACAGTAGATGGATCGATTACGGCGCCCCAGTTCACGGAGGATTCAAGGCATACGACTTTATAGAAACTTTCTCCAATAGAGCCGGTTGCCGGGTCAAAAACAACCGCACCAATAGCGACGATAGGGGCGTTATGTTTTTTACCCATGGTTTCCAGATCAACCATAACGTGAACATAATCAATTGGCTGATCTTCCTCCTTATTATGATGACCGGATTCAATATCTACAGAATCCGTTTGATGAACAACTTCATCTGTTTTTTCTTTTTGGTTAACCTTGCCCGTAACGTCAACAAGACCTTCAATGGAAAATACTCCGTCCCCAATTTTTGAAACTTCAGGCTGCCTGGTCTTGGTAAGGTCTTCGGTTACCCGCTTCGGATCCGTAGGGTCGCTAACCCCTTCAACATATTCGCCGCGCTCGGCGGCCAGAACCTGATTAGCGTCCGGACGTTGCTTTTGAGCCTCTTTTACCAGTTCGGCACCAACTGCTTTAATGTCGGAGGAGAGTGTTTCCAGTTTTGCGCTGCTATCCTCTCCGGCGATTACTTGGTTTGTTGCATCCAGTGTGACTGCAGCAGATGGAATATGTCCCGCCTTGGTAAGCGTCTCAGCGCTCGGGGTATCATGCTTATGTTCAGTCAGATTCGCGTTGATGTAGCCACGCAACCGATCTGGAAAAGGAGTTATTCCACTGGATGCTTCCCTGATCAGTGCAAAAATCGCTGCACGGGAATAATCAAGGATGCCTGGTGTGCTCCGTAATGCTGCAGACCATTCTTTAAATGGACTTTCTTTCTTCTGTACTATTTCCTTCGCGCGGCGGTGGACTGATGCCGGAAAATTATAGATGTCAAAATCCATAGGCATCGTTGCAAGAGCGATCTCTATATCCAGAGTATCCAGCGAATGCTGATAATCCGGATTGCGGTCAGTTTTGTTACCGCCGCCAGCATTGGCGCCGGCATCGGTTTTGTTTATTGAGGTGATATAGTTTCCAGCAGCCCATTCCTTTGTAAGGATCCCGCGGTCAATGTGCGACGTTTCAAGCCACAATTTGGCGAACTGAATTTGCTTGCCGAGCTCATGGCGTTTCCCCACAGGAAATACGCTCTTAAATGCACTGGTAAATTTCCACAGGCCAGGCATATCATATTTTTTAAGATCCGGAATATTTTCTGCCGTCAGCAGCAGATTCTGCACACCGTGATTATCCGTATCCATTTCCATCGCTGAAAGGCGGTTACGATGAGGAATGCTAATGTGATACACGTGACGCTCGTCGGCCATATACTGGGCAAGCAGCTGCGTGCGGAATGACATTTCCGCCAGGTTGAAGAGTGCTTCTTCATTGTTCGAATAGTCCTCTTCATCGCTATTTGCAGGAGAGATATCGTTTTCTGGTTTACTGGAGGGCTGTGGTTCAGCAGCCGCTGGCGCAACGATTTTTTGCCATGTCAGCCCGTCTTCACCACCAAGCTCGTAGCGATCGCACCAGGTGTCATCCAGTACACCTTCTTCCGGTAAGTCATCAACGATGAGCCAGTTGGTGCGGATCGGCAGCTGATGGCTGGCGCCGCGGCCAACGTTAATTTCAGCGTCTTCCAGGATGTCCAGGATTTTGCGCTCGGCGCGAGAATCGGATTTAGCAGAGAACCAGCAGAAGAGACTTTTCGCTTCGTTTGCTTTTGCCTTCGCTTTAATGAGATACGGGTAGTTGTTCATTGCGTTTGGGCTCCTTTGGATTGTAAGATACCCGGCAGCTGATGGCAGCCGCCCTGGTGGTGGTCATTGGTCAAAACTCGATTCCGGAAAGCTTTGGTCGGCTGACCGGGTACTTAACCCGCCTTGCGCGGGTTTTGTGCTTTATGGGGCTGGCGAATCGGCCCGCAGCAGCTGTGATACGCGAACGTCGTCAAGCGCTCGCAGGATAGGCTCAAAAGTTTTATGGGCTGGCAGTTTAGATACCGCAGTGATCACTTCTGTAACGGTGATGTCATCGCCGCGGGGGCTATAACCACCACCTGGGCCACGCTGTGAAATTACCAGGTTACCCGCCCGCAGCTTTTTGAAGATCTGCTCAAGGTATGAAGTAGACAGCTTTGACTCTTTACTGATGGCCGTCAGTGAAACGGGCGAGCCGTCATAGAGCTTATTCAAAGTGGCGGCGGCCTGGACAGATGCCAGAACGCGTTTCATTCCAAATTCCATAATCACTTCTCCGGCCGTAACGGCCATTGGTCAAAACTCGATTCAAAAACTCGCTGCAGGCTGTTGGTCGTCAGCCATGTTTTGTGCATTTCGGTAGGGGAGGCACTGGCCCTGTACTTTTTGTTCATCGGCGTTGCTGTTGCAACTGGCCTCTGATGGATAAACACCGATCAGAACATCAGAGCATTCACCAGTGAGAGCACAAACGCTGATGACAAGGGCAAACAGGGTATTCATGCCTCAGCCTCAGGGTTTCCTTTCTGCGCCAGCAAGTAACACAGCTGGCGTAGTCTCACCTCGAACCAGTTCAGGCGGGTCGCCTGGTTCCCGGTAGGTACTCGGGCAAAATCCTTCATAGTTATCTCCAGTTAACTCAGTATTAGGATGTGGTTTTGCAATGCGGCGCCGGGTGCCTCCCGGTGACGGCAGCCAGTTAACAACTACCGCCGACAACTTTTTCCCCACAACGTGTGAATAACCGCCATGTTTACTTTTTTAACTGTGTCGCGTGCGCATAGCCGCATTCACCGCATTGCAAACCCTGATTTTTTATTTTCACTACTTCGACGCGCTTCGTCGGTGGTGTCGTGACGCTGATCTTCACGATTGAGCTTTTTCACCCTGCAATTCACCACCACGAAGCGCGCAGGATTTCCATTACATTTCAGAAGAGGCGTAGTCTGCCGGCTTACCTGAAAGCGCCGCGGTAAACTCGCTGAAACTCAGCGCCTCCTCACCTTCAGAGAGGCTTTCAAAATAGTCTTCATATGCTTTATCCATACTCATTTCTTTCCCTTAAGGCCGGGCAGCCGAACGTTGAACCTGCTGCGATTGATATTGCTGTCATCTCATCCGGTGTTTCGTATGCCGCCGGCAGCTACTTCGTGGGCTTCCTGCCTCGATGACTTGCTGCGATGGAATGATTAAAGCATTGGTTTATGTTTGGTGTCAACATTGGATTTATACAGATGCAAACTTTTGCTTTAATCGAGACAGGGGAGCTGTTGGAGTGATTGAGGCTGCGCGGCAGGCAAAAAAAAACCGGCATTTGCCGGTTTCATGGGGTGAGATCAGAGATGTTAGTTAGTGTCGCTAGCCTTAAATCGACCACGGAGATATTTCTCAACATAATCATCGATTTCTTTTAGGCGGACTTCAAACGTATCAATCATTCTCTCTTGTTCAGCCTCAGGTAACTGCCTAAACAGACGTAACATTTTGCTCTCATTTGGCTTGAGGCCTGAATCTTCAGATACTTTCTCTCCAAGCAACCAAGTTACAGACACATTGGCAGCTTCCGCGAGGGCAATTGCGGACTTTTTACTGATTACTCCTTTCTTAAACCACCCATTCACCGCTTGAGGTGTAACTCCAGCAATGCGAGCCATATCCGCCTTGCTGATCCCTCTTTGAGTAATTTCTTCCAAACGAGCAATCAGTTGGTTGTTGAGTTCTTCAGTGTTTTTCATAAGCCCATTGTAAAGGTTTAGTTTATAGTCACAATAAATTAAAAATTTGCATTAAATATAAACCTATGCTTTATTATGCCTAACTTAACGAGGAGATAGATATGACAGCCCTTGATAACGCAATTCGAGTAGCTGGCTCAGCCAATAAATTAGCATCAACGCTTGGAGTAAGCGGCATGGCAGTAAGTCAGTGGAAAACAAAAGGTATTGTGCCTTCATCGCGAGTTTTACAGGTTTTTAATGCAACGGGCGTTACGCCTCATGAATTACGTCCTGATCTATATCCGAATCCGACGGATGGAATACCTAAGGAGTGACCATGCAAACCACCTCTTTTGAAAATCATACTCCGGTGATGAGTATGCAACTGAAAACGGAAAATCAGTATTTGCCCCGTCGGCGTGACGGCAAGAAATGCCGAGCCATTTTGGCCGCCGTTCAGGAATGGGAGTCCTCATTACCTGGGCGTGCGCAAGACCACGTCGCGCAGCTGGTGGCCGAACAGTGGGAGAAACAAAACGGGCGCGGTATCAGCGTCAATAAACAAAATCTGTATCGCTACCTGAAAAACGAGGGCGGTTCAGAGAAGTACACCAGTTATGTCATCCAGCTTTCGGCGGCGATCGCTGATGCAATGCCGATAGAGATCGCGCGCAAACATGGCCTAAAACATGGCTTAACTGAAACTGAGCTGGTGGCCAATGCAATCAAAGAATGCAGCGAAGCGCACCAGGCCAAGTTACTTGGCGCACCTCTGCAGAAACTAGAGCGTGAAATACGGGAAGCTGCAATTGCACTTTTTAACATGCTCCCTGCAGATGCGGCGGGACCACTACTGGCGAGCATCAGCGCCGTAGCGCCGCAGTTTTTCTAATCGAGTTTTGACAATGACCACCAGCACCAGCTGGTTAATAAGAGGTTTCAGATGGCCCGCATCAGAACAGTTAAACCTGAATTCTGGACAGATGAGAAGGTGGTGGAATGTTCAATTCCAGCGCGTCTCCTGTTTATCGGGTTGTTCAACTTCGCCAACGATATGGGATGCCTTGAGCGTTCGCCAAAACGGTTGAAGATGCAAATCTTCCCTGCGGACGCGCTCGATTGCGAACCACTAATACAGGAACTGATTACTCATGGATTACTCACTGAGTATTCAATGAATGATGTCTGCTATTTGCAGATTAAAGGTTTCCTTAAGCATCAAAAAATAAACAGGCCTTCGGCCTCAAAAATACCTCTTCCGCCAGAATTCACTGAGTCTAAGGCAGGAAAGGAAGAAAAGAGAGCTCCTAATCAAGGAGGACTCAGTGAGGACTCAGTGAATCCTCATGGAGGACTCACTGACGGAAAAGGAAGGGAAGGGAAGGGAAAAGGATCAAACCCCACTCTCTATGCGCAGGAGAGAAATTTTCCCCAGCAACCTCAGTATCTACCTGGAGTGGATATTCCGATCGGAAAATTCACCATGCACGACCTTTGGCTGCCGTCACAGGACTGGCCGCGACTGGCTGCTACCTGGGGTATAGCGCTTCCCGAACCGGCATACCTGCCTACAGAGCTGGCAGAGTTCATCGCGTACTGGAAATCCGAGGGGAAAGTGTTCACTCAGATTCAGTGGGAGCAGAAATTTGCCCGCAGCGTGATAAGTGCCAGAGCCAAATCTAAACCACAACCAGCAACCGGAGGTAATGGCCATGCAGGAATTCAACCAGCTAACACCGCATCCCGGGCAGTTCAGGAAATTCAGGCAGCCAGAGAGCGCTGGGAAAAGCAAAACGGACTTGCTGGCGGCGGATACGGCTTGGCGGCTATGGACGGTAATGGGGGAGATATTCTCGAACCGGTGGACCCAGAAGAACGGGGCGGCGCCCTCGGATATGTGGATTGCCCAGATTGGATCGATGAGTGATGCCCAGATTATGCTGGTCTGCAGGCAGTGTATGGAGCGCTGTGCGGCGGGAAACACATGGCCGCCGGATCTTGCTGAGTTCGTTGCGCTGGTGTCAGCCAGCGGTGCTAATCCATTCAATCTGACATCCGATGCAGTGATGGCGGAGTACAAACGCTGGAGAAACGAATCTTATCGATACTCGGGAAGCGACAAATATCCATGGAAACAGGATGTTCTGTATCACATTTGCATTGAGATGCGCAGAACCGGAGTTGAGAGGAACCTGACGGAGGGAGAGCTGAAAAAACTGGCAGAAAACTTACTCACGAAATGGACTAAACACCTGGCTAACGGGTTTTCGATTCCTCCGATTCGTCGGCAGTTGGCAGCACCGAGGCATCCAGCTGGGCCGACGCCAGCGCAGGTTCTGATGGAAGAGTACAAACGCCGCAAGGCGGCAGGTTTAACCAAGTAAACGAGTTTTGACCATGACCAAACAATCAAAAACCAAAGTAACCAAAGCACAGATGGTGCTTGCCATCGTTAGCCGGACGCCAGAATGCGTCCTGCAGGATGTCTGCGATGCGCTGGACTTGCAAGCCAGTACAGCAGGTAACTTGCTGCGGCAACTCCATGCCGCGGGAAAACTCCATCGTACCCATAACGGTTGCCAGTATGTCTACCGGGTTGTTGCAGGCGTTGAGGTTCCCGATGTTGCCCTGCCGCAGACTGCAACACCATTATCTGAAGAGGATGTGAAGAAAGTCCAGGACGCACTGGCCCTGGCGAAGACGCTGGAAGACAAAAAGCTGTGGCGCCGGGCTGCGACTGTTTACACATCGATGCTTGGGATGACTACAACAGCAAACGAACTCTGGTTGCTTGCCAAAATGCGTAACCGCTGCCTGCGCAAAGCGACGAGGTGCTGATTATGCCTAAAATGGAATCAACAGCAGCTGGTACGGGATGTCAAAGCTAAGTTTAAATATCCCGGGGTGAGGCAAAGCTGAGATGTCCGCTGAGTGCCAGGAGCGGACATTACTGACACAAACACAACCAGCAAATGGATTACCGGGCAGCCCGGGGGCGACATTTCCGGGAGACAATCAACTGGAAACATTTTAATGTGAGAGTTTATGCAGGTCACAGCGTATGTATTACCATATGCCATTGGAAGAATGATGCATGCTACCTTTGAGTGTGGAATAACCAGAAGCCTATTGCGCCGGAGGATGTCTTGCCATGTTGACCGATCTCAGCAGAGATGAAAGTAAAAGACTTGCGGCAATCGACTTGTTGAAAAATCCTGACAAGGGCCGGGATGATGCGTTAAAAAAATATACTCATCTAATATGCCAATTGCTGAACATGCCGATGGGCTTTGTTTCTGTTCTCGATGAAGAAAAGCAATACATCAAATCAGCCCAAAATGTTGCCGTCACGGAAATCAGCCTGAGCGAGGCATTTTGCGTACAGACCCAGGAACAGAGTAAGACATTCATTTGTCATGACACTCATCAGCACCCTACCTTTCGTGACTATCACGCGGTGAAAGAGGCTCCATTCATTCGCTTTTATGCAGGCTGCCCACTTAAAACCCAGGATGGAGTACCCATAGGTACCTTGTGTATCCTCGATACTCAGCCCAGGGAACTTTCAGACGAGCAGCTCGATCTTTTTGAAAAGATCGCAGGACTTATATCGGATTTTCTGGCCTCGTGGCACTCCGTCGGCTACCTCGATATAGTCACGCTATTACCAAACCGGCAGCGACTGCTGAAGGATATAGAGGTTTCAACTGAAGGCGCATTCAGGCTCGTCATTATTGATTGTATTGATATGCCATTAGCCTACGAAATGGCTCGCTCACTCGGTATGACTGCCGTAGAAAATCTACTTCGTAATATGGTCGCAGAGCTGCAGATCCGCCTGCCTTTAGAAGGGCCGCTCTACGCCGTGGCAGTTGGACGATTTGCCTTTTTTACCCATAAGGAAAAAACTCGGACATTAGAAGATATCTCTCAAAGCCTTCAGGGGATCCAGGCCAGGTTTACCCCTGAAGTTCCCCTTGATCTGGATATTCACATGGGTGACTCCGGGCTTTGCGATAAATCTCTGACATCGAATGAAATACTGCGCCGTGCAGTCAGCGCATTGCATGAAGGGATAAGTCAGGGGCGCCGGTTTACAGTTTATGATGACGCACTGGATAGCCGTAAGAAGACTGATTTCAGCCTTCTTACTGAAGTTAGACAAGCGCTACAAGAAAACCAGGGCTTATATCTGGTTTATCAGCCGAAAATCTCACTGGTGACAGGGCGTGTGACGGGAGCCGAAGCTTTGCTTAGATGGCAACATCCTAAAAACGGCGAAGTGTTGCCGGGTGTGTTTATTCCTCTGGTCGAAAAGACCAGCCTGATGCGTGAACTCACAGCATGGGTTATCGATCACACTATTGTGCAACTGAGTGCCTGGCAAAGCCGTGGACTTTCTTTACCTGTGTCGATTAATCTGGCTGCCAGTGATTTTTCAAGACCAGATTTCTGCGATGAGCTGGAACAGAAAATGCTGGACGCGCGTCTGGATCCCGCCCTGCTGGGGGTGGAGTGTCTGGAAACCGAGAAGATGCTGGAAAGTCCCGCTGCACTTATCGGCCTGGACATGCTCAAACAACGCGGATTTAAAATATCTCTGGATGATTTTGGTTCCGGATACAGCAACATTAATTACCTGCGACAAATCCCGATGGACATCATCAAGCTTGACCGCTCTATTGTGAGTAAGGTTGCTGACGACAATGCCAGCCGCATCATTGTTCGCAACGTTATCACACTCCTCAAGCAGCTCGACTATATCGTTCTGGCCGAAGGAGTCGAGGATGCCAGGACCGTTGATATTTTAAGAAGGCTGGGCTGCGATGAAGTTCAGGGCTATTTTTTTGCCAAACCGATGACCCCTGATGCTTTTGAAACCTGGTATCACGGCAGAGACGAAGCCTTAAAGTGAACGAGTATTAAGTAAAAACGTATGCTCGCCTGTCCGTAATATATAAATAAGAAGGGAGCTGGTCACCCTGACCTGCTCTTCATTGATTATCAGCGGCCGATTTTAGTTCTGCATCCGGGTAATCATGACAAATTCTCACTTCCGTTTCTCGCTCACAGTGGACCTTTAGCAGCAGATAGCTGTCTGCTATGTGACATAAGCGGATAGCTTAACCTGGAAAGGTCCTTGATCAGACATTGTGTAACCTTTTATTGTTTGGTAAATGCAGCAGGAGTACGTTCGATGGCTAAAATGTTTAGCACTAATAGCTCGTCTTAGTTCGCTACAAGCTCCAAACCTCCTGACGTTTCTACGGAAAAGAGAGTTTAAACTGGGTGGACTATGATGTTTAGATAAGAATCATAGTACAATGCGATAGTTCCGAGGTTTTAGCTAGGTAATGCGGTAACAACTATATCCTATCAAGTCGATGTACTTATTCGGTTCAGTATTTTTACATTGACAATTCCGTGATATTATGAGCAAATTGATTGTGTAATAATTTTATTGTCTTTGATTAGTTTTAATGCAGGATTCATAAAAATCATTAATCTTAGCTAGGAATTATAATTATGCACGCAATTCTTCAACAGTATGTCCAAGATCTCTCTGCTCAATTTGAAATTGAAGCTGAAGAGTCGAAGCTATTTGAATATTTTTGTAACTATGTCATAGCATCAAAAAAATATTTGGGTAGATTCAATCCAATCGACATCACCACACAAGAAGATGATGCCTCATTGGATGGTGTGATATTTATAGTTGATGGGGAATTGATATATAATGTTGACGATGCTGAGGCAGCATTTAATACTTACAAAACATCATTACCCGTTGAAATAATTCTTACACAAGCAAAATCTGGGGAAAGTTTCTTAAAGAGTGATATATCAAATTTTAAGGTAGGTATAGAAGACTTTCTAAGTTTAGAACCTAAACTTCCAAATGGCATTTATAACACCCAAGCAATTGAAATTCTTAAGTTAATTTTTAAAAATGTCAAAAAAATACATAATAAAAAACCTTCGCTAACGATAAACTTTTGTTCTAGTGGGACATATAATGCAGAGAGAGAGATCGAAGCAACGTTAGATATAATCAAACGTTTTTGCATTGAGACTGACTATTTCAGCAAGGTGGAAGTTAAACCATTAGGTAGAAAGGAGTTGATGGACTTATGGATATCGCTCACAGAAAAAAATGAAGCGGAACTGCAGTTAATTGACTACATCGGTATTGAATCCATGCCGGGTATTCCTCAATCATATATTGCGACTGTTAAAGCCAAGCACTTCATTGAAAAAATAGCAATGGATGAAGACGGAAAGATTAAAGAGTCTGTTTTTGAAGAAAATATAAGGGCTTTTCTTGGTGGTGAGAATAAAGTAAATAAAAAAATCTCAGAGACAATAACAGACGATGAAATAAAATCTAAGCAATTCCCAGTTTTAAATAATGGAGTGACAATTATCTCTCCAGAATTGTCTATTCAGCCGAATACAAAAGTGATAAACCTTACTAATTACCAAATAATAAATGGTTGCCAAACGACTAATACGTTGCATCATCACTATAATCAAATCAATGATGATGTAAGATTAATAGTAAAATTTATTGAATCACAAGATGCAGATGTTGCTAGTAGAATCATTGAAGCTACTAATAGTCAGTCCGCTATTGAGGGAGAAGCTTTTTTAGCGCTTAAAGAAAAAGCGAGGATGGTACAAAAGTTTTTTGACCTAAAGCGTAAGGACGATACGTTAGAGAGTCTATATTTTGAGCGCAGAGAAAATGAATATCGTGGTCACGATATCCAATCAACAAGGATTTATGATATCAAAGAATTAGCTAGATGTTTTATATCCGTATTTAAGGCCGATCCTCATAATGCCGCGAGATATGTGAAGAAAGTTTTGAATCAAAAGGCATCTGGACAAAAAAACCCTGACCAACAAGTGGCAGACCAACAAGAAGCGGCAGACCAACAAGAAGTGGCAGACCAACAAGCGGCAGACCAACAAGAAGCAGCAGACCAACAAGTATCTGAAAAAAAAGAAGATGTTATATTTAACCCTTCAGACAACGAGTGCGCTTACTTCGCTTCTGTTTATATACGCTATAAGTATAATACAATGATTAACGGTAAAAGAGAAAATGCGCAAAGATATAACAAATACCGGTGGCATATCGCAATGCTGTACCCTTGGGTGGTTCACGGTAAAGTCGAAAAAATAGAACCAAACTCAAAAAAAATAAATAACTACTGCGATAAAATAATCAAAAGCTTTAAAAGTGATGCTTATATTGCACATTTCTCTAAATGTCACCAGATTATAGACGCAGTAGTTAATGACAGTAATGGTGATGTGACAGATGACCAACTGAAAAGGTCTAGATTTACATCGGCATTGATAGATAAAGCACGAAATCTACTTGGTTAAAATATTTAATTATGCCGAGTAAAAAGGAAAGCTAAAGTTAGAGAGCTTTAGCTTTATTTATATTAATAAAATATTATATAGCCGAAAGATGCCATAAAGGCAATGTCCGCTCTTCGCTCTAAGCGGTCTTAGAGACGGTCATGGGTATATTACCAGACGCAGAAATCCTACGAGGGTAGGGTTATTCCGCCTTTGCTGTTGAGAAAGGTAGTTTAATTTGCACCCGTCATCACTCTCATTGATTAAATCACGGAGTGGAGATTACTGCGGTCCACAGTTCTGACAAACAGTGAAAGAGAAGGCCTGCGTAAAGAAAAAGGTGTCGCGATGCGTGATGAAATTACCTTATGACAGACCTTGCGGTGATTTACGGCACCGGGCGGATTCCGGACGCTGTGAGCCCACTCATTGCTACGAAGCCTGATTCTGCTGTACCTCAGGCCATATGATAGCCTGGGCAACAATCACATCCTGCCCATTAAACGTCGCGGCGGGGGAACCATACAGTTGATAACCAAGCGCCAGTGCTTCTGAAACTCGATGACAAAATTTAGCGTCATCCTTACCTGTCAGGAGACGATAACGAGGAAGACCATCCGGAGGTTCATGGCCCTTATTTTTTATTTCTGGATTGCTCATGGTAGTGCTCCTCTTCAATTTTAGTCTTTTTGGCTCTGTCGTTATTTTTATCTTCACAAAACCATAAAAAATCATAATGGTCAATCTGGGCCATGCGTCCAGGGGAGTACCCCCGAGCCCTGGACATCCCCTGTGTGCTAAGAGCGGAATATAGAGCGCCAGAGGCCCTTTAAAAATTGATGGTTCGTTTTGCAGGGATACTTACATTGCCACGTGTCTACTGACCATCTTAATAAATTCGAGTGTACGCCAGAAGTAGCAACGTTTCTTATCAACGGTGTTGATCACTACAAAAATGACTGTATCCCTGTGATAGCGGATTTCGTCCTTTGTGGAGAAAAGATCAATCTAAACATGAGCATGGGTTAGCGAAAAGTGGCATTAAACGCTTGAACATTTCACCTAACAAGTATACTGTTTATTTATACAGTACTTGCGTGAGGAGCTAGTTATGAAAGTGGAAATCACAATTGATCGCCAAAAAAAATTGCCAGATGGCGCTGTGCCTGCTCTGGAGAAGGAGCTACTGCGGCGATTGGATCAAAACTTTAATAACTGCAGTCTTGTGATTCGTCGGGCCAACTCTGATGGGTTGACCGTGCTTGGTGGAATGGACGGAGATAAAAAACGTGTAGAGGAAATCCTGCAGGACACCTGGGAAAGCGCTGATGACTGGTTCTGTTAAGTTGAGGTCCAGTGGCTTGCCTGGTTTACTTTGAGGATTTTGCTGTGAGTAAAAAACAAGAAATGCCGAACACCGGCTATGCAATTATCAGATGCGACGATGGGGTGATCGTTGCTCGTCTGACATCCTTTCCTGTGTGTGAGCGCGCTCTGATGTACCGGCGCGGCGATACTGTTTCGTTTATGCCTTTGCAGCCGGATGAGATCGTGGGGACTCTCTCTCTATTTTCACAGATGATTGAAAAGGCAAAGTCTGGAGTTGGTTACCAGGTTCCCCCTGGTTCTGTTACAATCCCGTCATAGGCCTGAACAACCTATACCTGCTGCGTCGCGGAGAGAAACCATGACGCAAACCCCCGAAGTATCAAAATCCCATCAGACTGGTGCTCCTTCATCGGGCGCCGGTTTGCTTTCGTCTTCAAAACTAACTTTTCGACAGCAGGAAGTTTTCGATCTGCTGGTGGCCTACATCAATCAGCATGGCTACCCACCTACGCTATCTGAGCTGGCCGATATGCTCGGCGTTAGCTCGTCTAATGCTGTCCTGTTACATCTGCGTGCGTTAGAGAGAAAAAATTTTATAAAACTCTCTCGCCGTGTCTCCAGAGGAATTTCCATCGTTGGGCGAAAGGAGCCTATGCTCGCCGTGCAGCTGCTGCAGGAAATGATCGCTGAAGAACCCGGAGCGCGGGAAAGAGCGATTGAGTTTTTGCGACTTTTCGGTGATCAGCCATGAAGAAAAGTTGGTTTTTACACGAGCAGCTTTCAGAGGCTGAGGCTACAGAGCTGGTGGAGCGATACCGTAAAAATAACTGTGTGGTTGAGAAAAGCTTGTCCAGAGACTTTGCATCGTGGGAGATCCGCGTGCTGTTGCCGGAATCGAAGAAGCCGCCACGGATTGACAGGACCTACATACAGAAGATGTGGAGGGACTGATGCGAGCTTTGCTTAACGTGGATATTGCACGCCATCTTGGAATTGTGCTGCTTAAGCCGGGTAGTGAATTAATGCCGTTATTCGGTGCCGGCCGGGTTCTTGTGGAAATACCGCCGGCAAGCATGAAAAAGATACCCAGTGGACGTATTCCTGATGCCCGGCAGCCGTTGCGGGATGATATGGGGATCAGACCTTTTTTCATGAAGAAGGCAGTTATCACTGCAGCTGGTGGGGTTAGTGCCCTCGAGTCATGGTTGCGTAGGCAGGTTAAAAACTGTCAGTGGACACATTCCAATTACCATCACCATGAGCTCGTCCCGTTTCGCCATTCGACGGGTGTAATAATCGCATGCTGGCACTGTGATAATGAGCTGAAAAACCAAACGGGACAAACCCTCGATCAACTGGTAGGTGTTAACAACGCTGACTGGGTAATCGACACTGCCCGCATCGCGCTTGGTCTGGACGCTCAGCGCTCATTGTCACTGGCGGAGCTATGCTGGTGGGCGGTAGGCGCCGGGATTGGCGATGAAATTACAGAAGAAATGGCGCGCCGATCCCTGCGTATTAAAGACGATGGCATTAAATCGGTTTACAGGGAGAGTGAGATTGTTCCGTCGGTACCGGCCACCAGTATTCTTTCTCCCCGTCTCGAAAAAACAATCAAGCCAACGGCAATGACAACGCCGGGCAAACCTCTGGTTCCTGTGAACGTCGATCCTGTTGCTCCGGCGACACTATTCGCGAGACCTAAGCGGAGCCGATGGTTATCAGCTGACTTTATCTCATGGGTTAAAAAACAGCTGTGTATGTGCTGCGGGCAGCCTGCAGATGATGCACACCATCTTATTGGCTGGGGGCAGGGCGGCGTAGGCACCAAGGCCCACGATATTTTTACGATCCCATTATGCCGCAAGCACCACCGTGCTTTGCACCATGACCCTGCCGCTTTTGAGCGTGAATACGGCACCCAGCCGGTATTGATTATTAAATTGCTGGACCGGGCATACGCGCTCGGCGTTCTGGCGTAGTAAGGAGAAGAACAGAATGACACCACGTCAACGCCGTCTACACCGTGCAGGATTAGAAACTGTGGCCGCCGCCCCGCGCAAAAGCTGGCTGGGCCGATTCACTCCCCTTAATGGCATTCAGTCCGCCTGGATAAAATCTCTGCTTACTGTATGGGGAGAAGGTATGAGGGGAGGTGCGGCCCCGCGCAAACCATCAGGACATTCATGCTGGCGAGGTATGAAGGGTGATCACTGGTCAGATAGAGCATTAGAGCGCTTTACGGCAGCAATCGAGCAGGCAAGGAGTGAAGGCTATCGCGGGCGGCAGGCACTAAGCAGGGCGCATGCCATTTTGTGGCCAAAACCTCCAACTGTCGCCATTGACGCTGCGATCACTGAGGATGATGTTGAATTTGTTGAACGATGTGTACTGGCGATATTTGAAACGGGTGATCCTGTTTATCTCGTTGGCGTTAACTATTACACCACCCGCAAAAAAATCTCAGACATAACACGGGAAATACAGCTGGTGGCTCCATGGTTAACAGACAGTGAGGCCCGGAAAAGAGTGCGCTGGTGCCTTGAAATATTCAGAGCAAAAGCTTTCCTTTCTGTTCATAAGGCGATTCATGCGGATTAGCAAAAAGTGCTATGTTGCCTTTTTGGTATTGAAAATGGGCCAGAAAGTTAGATAATTCCTTCATGCTTGGAAGAGCTGCGCCACTCGACAGCGACAAAAAGCGACAATCTGAATATAACGAAAACCCCGCCCGTGCGGGGTTTTTGCTTTCCGGCGATACGACAGGGGTATTCGCGAGATGCGCTGCATCAATACCCCTGTCATATCGTCGTATTGCATACGCAATCTCACATGCTTCAGCATTCACTGAGGATTTTTAGTGATTTTTTTGAAGATCTCTAGGGCTTCGGTTGTTAACTGATCATGTTCGCTAAAGTAACTGTCACATGCAGCCTGCTTTTGAGCAGGGGATAGATTAGGGTTGCTTGTTAATTCAGCAGTTTTAGCTGCTATTTCTGCCAAACGTTCAAAAATCTCTGAAATACTTTGGTTATCAGTAGATAGCATTTTACTTACCTCGTATTTACCTGATATCAGTGAGTGCTACATTGAGTCAGGGCTTCGCAATAGCTTTAAGTATTAGAATGCATACAATTTAAGTGGGCGTTGTTGGCTTATATTATGGCAGAGGCGCTGGCGGTATGGTCAGATATTGACACTTTGAATGTTTGCATCATAAATTATTGAGGTGGTGAATCCCCCTAGGCGGAGGGGCGACCAGTCAGTTACAGAAACCTGTAAATGCAGCGCGGGCCATGCCGACTGGGGCATGCTCACCGGGAGGCACCCGGCACCACACTAATGCCTTAACATAGTGACTGTAATGACAAAAGCCTTGCTCTTTTTGTCTGTCAGGCTATGGTTAACGAACGTAACGGTAAAAAAAGAAGGCTTTCCTGGTAAATCGGTAGCTCGGACTATTAGGTGCACCTTCCTTTCGTTACAGCCTTGGTTGCCAACTTTCTTCCCGCTTCTCTAAGCGGGTTTTTTTTGTTCATAATCTAGCCTAAGCACTACTTGGGCTTTTCACATCAGTAATCAGGTCATGGTAATTGGATTACAGCGTGCTGTACTTCACGTTTAATCTCATACGCGCAAGATTCGCACCAGACTGCGGTTTTAGCTCAACAGCTTGAGCGCTTTAACGGTAAATTGAACATCACAAGCGAGAGCACTTATAGATTAAGGCGGTTCTTTGTTCCCAAAGGTGGTAGCAAAAAAACAGGGGGAATGTTTACGTATCACTACCCCTGCTTCTTGAAAAGTGGATAACCGTTAATATCTTTTTTTGAAAGTTTTTTTATATCCGCGTCTTTCTTTGATGTAAGACATCAGTGAACCCACTGCAACTAAAAGAAGAACAACAGCTAACGCTAGCATCATTATGGTTGTCATGTGAGCTTATCCTCTGAAAGACTATGGATATTGTGGTTCGCGTGAGGCGTAGTGTGCGAGTTAAGTGAGAAAATTCCTAACAGTATTTTTTTCTTAATTTGATAACAGATATGAAAATTTATTGTTGTTTTTGTAATGATTAAATATGCAGTGATTAATTATTGCCCGCTAGGTTATACAGTTTCCGAAAGATGTATTTTACTGGTTACATTGAATTGACCAGGCGCATATCGTGTAGCTAATGTGGGTGTGTGGTGAATCCCCCTGTGCGGTGGGGCGACCAGTCAATTTTTTCTTTGAGCACACACGCGGGTCTGTTGAATGGGGCAGACTTACCGGGAGGCACCCGGCACCACACATACTGCATAACCCCCTAAAGGCCTTCCATTGCGGCAGGCCTTTTATCTTGCCGATGCCAGAACGTTAATTTTCTGCCAGTAAGCCGAGACCCGTCTAACAGGTATTCATCGGCCGCATTGCCTAATGGGCTTACTTCTCTAATCTATACGAGCGCAGCAGTGGATGCATTACCAGAGATTATGATGATGTAAAGCCTAAGCGGTGGGAAGTTTGTCTTGAGTGAAAATCTTACTACAGTGAGGGCACATCAGCGCAGAGCCTTTTTGGACTCGGGTGTAACTATGTTCTGATTGGTTGGTGCAGTTAGGGCAGGTACATTTGATGAGGTAGTTGCGATTGTTTTTTGAGTTTTTGCGTTGTTGCATATGATATTTCCTGATGAATGGTCCGCAACAATACACTATCCCCGGGCACATAGCTCGCGTTGAATTATCTAGCCACCTATTCAGGGTGGTTTTTTCATTTTCAGGTGCCCGGAATCATCATTGATAAGATTTCCTCCTGCCGGTCCTGAACCTTATCAAACACAAAGCACCCCGTTAACCCGGAGGTGGAGTATGTATCGAATGGACAAGCTAACAACAGGTATTGCCTACGGAACGTCCGCAGGTAACGCGGGGTTCTGGATGTTGCAATTGCTCGACAAAGTATCCCCATCCCAGTGGGCCGCTATTGGTGTTCTGGGAAGTCTGGTATTTGGCTTGCTGACATACCTGACGAATCTGTACTTCAAAATTAAAGAAGACCGGCGAAAAGCTGCTCGAGGTGAATAATGTCTCCGACACTACGTAAAACTGTTCTTGCGGCGGTGGGCGGCGGGGCCCTGGCGATTGCCTCTGCACTCATCACTGGCCCGATGGGTAATGATGGGCTTGAGGGAGTGCGATACTCCCCTTATCAGGATGTGGTAGGTGTCTGGACGGTTTGCTACGGCCACGCAGGTAAAGACATCATGCTCGGCAAAACCTATACCGAGGCAGAGTGTCGGGCGCTACTAAATAAAGACCTGAATACCGTCGCCTGGCAGATCAACCCTTACATCAAAAAACCGATCCCAGAAACAATGCGTGGGGCTCTGTACTCATTCGCCTATAACGTCGGAGCCGGGAACTTCCAGACCTCTACTCTGCTTCGCAAAATCAACCACGGTGACCAGAAAGGTGCGTGTGATCAGCTGCGCCGCTGGACCTATGCCAAAGGTAAGCAGTGGAAAGGACTTATTACCCGGAGGGAAATTGAGCGTGAAGTGTGTTTATGGGAGCAAAGATGAGTCGCTTAACCGCCGTTATCATCGCAATAGCAATCCTGCTAATGTCCTGTGCCATTTCATGGCGTATGGGATGGAGTTCCCACGCTGATCACATCAATGCTCAGGCTGCGAAGAAGAGAGAGAAGGCCGAGAATGCCATTAAGCCTGTAGAGGAAAAGGCCGCGACTGCTAACGAAGCGGGTAAGGTCATCTACAAAACAATAACCCGCGACGTGGTGAAATATGTTCAGTCTCCGAATCGTACTGTGTGTAGGTTTGATGATGCTGCTGTGCAGTTGCGTCAGCGCGCCATCGATGCTGCCAACTCCATCCCCGGATTTGATGAGTCCGCCGTGCAAAGCAAGTGACGCAGGGAATGACAGCGATGAAGATTTACAGTCTGATGTAGAAACCGCTCAATGCCTGCGCCAGCTCCGTTTGGATAAGTATCGCTGGCAGGCGTACTATCGGGCGGTGAGTAAGTAACAGGCATAGCACATGAAATAAGTGGCCTTAAGTGAACAAAAAATCTGAAAACAAGACATTCAAGCTTTCAGCATCGAAATGTTTGTATCTAATTCAGGGGATGTCATGCACTATAGGATCTCAAACCACTCTTAACTAAGTAGCCACTCATGACAGTAAACTTACTACCACAACTACCATGCGGTTATCGTTACGGCATTGAGCGCTCGATCCGGCCCCAGACTGGTGCGGAATTTTTTCCGCCACAAGGGTGTGTTATCAAATCTGTTAACTTTGGGGATGGTGTGGTTATTTGTGTGCCCATCCAATGGTACATTAAACAATTAGATTTATGGGTCACTGTCTAAGGAACCATCGAATAATATGTTAGTTACTGGTGACTAACGGATCATTGCGCTAAAAAAATAAGCACAGACGTCTGTTGTTCTGGTTAATGTTCTTGAGAATCGCGAATTACTAGTCTAATAAGCTATTCATCCATTTAAATGATATCGATGGCTGAAATGAAGCTATCCTCACGTTACCACTGCCAGCCAACACCGAAACGGCAGAGGTCATTTAGCAAGCAGAAAATCTCTCCCGGGTGGCTCCTGAGAGATTTTAGGTTTCTAACTGTTACTAACCAAAGGTCGCATACCTATGCGGCCTTTTTTTAGTCGGTTTAATGGTTTGAGGACATCCTGGACGAAAATATTTGATAAAACCAATCAGGGGAAACAGGAATGACCTGTGAGCGGATTTACGAATCGGCGCGAACGCCTATCCCCGATAAGGGATAAAATAACCGATATCCCTTGTCGGGGATAAAAATGAGGAACAACAACATGAAAACGCTAAAACTTACATTTTCAAGATTTGAATCTGTCTCAGGCGAAAGGAATGAATCCACTATTACGCCTGAGACCCAACCCAATCATTCACAAGGTTGGAAAATTAATATAGTAGGTTTGGCAATTTTTAAAGGAACTGAGTAAATTCCTTGGCTGAATCATTTAGTCCAAATTCTTTCAAGTTATCAATGACAGCCTGCCTGGAATCAGGTGTTAATTGAGTCATCAAAAAACCAACGACACATTTCAATTGCCCAATTTCCTTGTTCAATTCGTCGATTGTTTGGGCGTTTGATTCCATTTCTAGGCGTATATGCTTCTTGATCATATCTATTCCTTAAGCAGAGCTAATCAGCCATTCCTCTGCAAGTACAATGTTTAACTGTGTCCCACCACAGATAGGCTGAGCCGCAACCTTACACTCTGAGCTTTCACAGTAACACCCTGATATTTAACCAGTAGCCTCGCATCTGCGGGGCTTTTTTATTCGCAAAAGGTAACGCGATGAAGAACTTAAAAATTGCATACGTAGACGAGAAGCTGGAGGGGATTGAGTGTGACGGATTGTCCTGCTCATCGCTGCCCGTTTCAGAGTTTCCCATCGACAGTACCGCTTTAACTCTTCTCCCTCAACTCATGCTCGAGGATGCTTATGCCACCACGAGCTAAACGACCTTGCCGGCACAGAGGATGCGCGACTGTGACCAATGATGTCGGTGGATACTGTGAGATGCATCGGCAGCAACACGCTGGTGATGGCTGGCGTAACTACCAGCCCGGAAAAACTCGGCAGGAACGTGGTTATGGTCGACCGTGGGAAATTAAACGGGCCCGTATCATGAAGAGGGATAAATACCTTTGTCAGAACTGCAGGCGAGACGGTATTGCCACGAAAGCCTCAAGTGTCGACCACATCATTCCTAAAGCTCATGGCGGTACCGATGATGACTTTAATCTGGAGTCATTGTGCTGGACCTGCCACAGCAAGAAAACAGCAACAGAGAGAACCCGATGAAGAGTTTCAAAATTGAATACGTTGATGGCGTTTTGACCGTTCTGGAGACGGATGGTCAGTCACGAATGAATGAAGCCGTGCATGGCATCCATTTTGAGCATGTCCAGGGCGGCCGCCCACTGCTGAAACTGACGATTGCGCATGATATTGCACCGGCACCGGCTGCTGAGTCGGCTCAGGAACCTTTAGTGGGTGAGCTGGTACAGGAGCAACAATCTCCGCTTCCCGGCGGTCGTCGTTCCCGCCATCGTAGGGGAGGTAAGCAATGATGTATCAACGCACGGATCTGACGCTCTCCATGTTCTATGCATCCAGCGCTGATGCAGACGGGAACAAAGTGGCTACGTTGACGATGCAGGTAATTGCGGCAGAGGTTGGAGCCGTCCAGACCAGCCAGCTGCGATGTATCACCGATAGCGCGAAGAAAAAAACGTATAGCGTAGGTGAACAATCTGTCAGTAATGGTTCTGATCCGTTACTGGTCGCGATTGAGAATTACTGGCGTCAGAGTACGGATGTCGTCGTTAAAGGATTGATCGCCGAGGTGACCGACTTCATCGCAGGGAACATCAACTCAGTCAGCACCTGGATCGGTCAGTTTGGGATGAAGGTGTTCGAGAACCAGCCATTAGGTGAACGGCTACCAGAAAGCGTACTGCAGGCCGATGGAGGCTCCGCTACCGCGACAGGATCCTGAACGCCGGTATAACAACTGGTGTTCATTGAACGTCTGAGATATGCCGGCCCACGCAATGCGAACCATATTCGCCGCCGGCGCAGCCGGAATGACGACCTCCACCTCGACTGAGGCAGCCGCCGCCAGGGGTAGGGGGGAGCAAATCCCTGACCCCTTTCGCGTTTTGGGACTGCCCGTTGAAGTCTATTTTTACACGCCAGAAATAAGAAACTTTTTTCCGGAAGGTTTCATCTATCAAAGGAACGTTTATGGCCGGAGGAATTCGATCGTCCGGTGGTGGCCGAAAACCCACTTTACCCACCGGGCAAAAAAGCAAATTAACACGTATTGCGCCTCCCGCTGAGTTAATGGGGGAGGCGGCAATAAGAATGTGGAAGACGCAAAGCAAAATACTCATCGACCGAGGGGTGTTTGAGCTGGAGGACGCACCTTTGTTGCTGGCTTACTGCAATGCTTTTCATCTGATGCTCGAAGCCGAAAAAATGCTGGCCAGCGGACTGACCTCAGAAAGTGAAATGGGGGGGCTGAAAAAACACCCTGCAGTTAATGTCCGGAATGACTCGGTTTCCCAGCTTGCCCGCCTGGGCTCTCTGTTGGGGTTAGATCCGCTCAGTCGTCTTCGCATGACCAGCGGACAAAAGGATCCGGACGATGACGGGAATGAATTCGATGAGTTTGACTGATGGCAACCTATCCGAACGTCAATGCAGCGAACCAGTATGCGCGGGATATCGTTGGCGGGAAGATTCTGGCGTGTCAGTTAACGATACTTGCCTGTCAGCGACATCTGGACGACCTCGAACGAGCAAAGGATCCCCACTGGCCCTACCGCTTCGATAAAAACAAAGCAGAACGATTTCTTCGTTTTGCCCAGAAAATGCCTCATACCTCAGGGGAATGGGCCCGGCGTAAACTCCGGATTGAATTTGAAGCCTGGCAGAAGTTTGCTCTTGGCGTACCGTTTGGATGGGTACACAAGAAGACAGGCCTGCGTCGTTTCTCTGAAATCTATATCGAGGTGCCCAGAAAGAACGGGAAATCCGCTATTGCCGCTGCTGTAGGAAATTATATGTTTTGTGCAGATGGCGAGCATGGTGCAGAAGTCTATTGCGGCGCCACGACTGAAAAACAGGCATGGAAGGTATTTTCTCCGGCGCTGCAAATGGTGAAAAAGCTGCCGGCATTGCGGCAAAAATTCTCGATAAAACCCTGGGCAAAAAAAATGACGCGCCCTGACGGTTCGGTTTTTGCGCCTGTGATCGGTGACCCGGGGGATGGTGATTCGCCATCATGCGCCATCATTGATGAATATCACGAACATACTACTGATGCGCTTTACACCACCATGACCACCGGTATGGGGGCTCGTGAACAACCGATGACACTGATCATCACCACCGCCGGCTATGACATTACATCCCCTTGCTATGAAAAGCGTACTCAGGTTGTCGAGATCCTGCGGAGAACCCGTAATGGCGAGGAAAATGAAACCATATTTGGGCTGATTTATGGCCTTGATGATGATGATGACTGGACGACTCCTGAGGCATTAATCAAGGCAAACCCCAACTATGGCATTTCGGTAAAAGCAGATTTTCTCCGGGCGAAACAATTATTGGGTATGTCGACGCCCGGGCAGACAAACAAGATTCTGACCAAACATTTCAATCGCTGGGTAAGTGCAAAATCAGCTTATTACGACCTGAGAAAATGGATGGATGCGGCCGATAAAACCCTTAAGTTGTCAGATTTTGAAGGGGAGGAATGCTGGCTGGGTATCGATCTGGCCTCGAAAGTTGACCTCAATGCCGTGGTTCCGGTTTTTCGTCGTGAAATAGACGGAATAACACATTTTTACTGTGTTTCTCCTCTGTTCTGGGCACCGGAAGAAACCATTTACTCGCAGGAGACCGCGCTGAAGAGTACCGCAGAACGTTATCAGTCCTTTGTCCGGCAGGGGAAGTTGATCCCGACCGATGGCGGTGAAGTTGATTACAGACTGATATTTGAAACGATCCTGAAATTGCGGAATACCGTAAAAATTGCCCAATGCCCCATTGACCCTTATGGCGCGACTTCATTACGTCACATGCTCGAGGAAGAGGGGCTTGAGCCTGTCGAGATAAGACAAAATTTTACCCATATGAGTGATCCTATGAGAGAGATTGAGGCTGCGCTCATCTCGGGGAGATTCCATCATGACGGACACCCTGTCATGAACTGGTGTATTTCCAATATTGTCGGCCAGTATCTTCCCGGAAGTGACGATATTGTGCGTCCCGGGAAGGAAGGGCGGCAGAACAAGATAGATGGTGCGGTTGGTTTAATGATGGGGCTGGGGCGCGCCATGCTTAACAGTTCAGTGATGACATCCGTATATGATGAGGAAGATATAGCATGCTAATTTCAGTTCTGAGTTTTATTGTCGGCCTCACTGGTGCTGGATTGTTATCAGCAGGCGCTTGGCTTATTTCTCCATCAGTGGGATTGATAACAGGAGGGATTATTTGTCTGGGCTGGTCATATATGACAACCCGGGCCTTTTCCTCCGGCGTCAGCAATGGCGGAGGTGAATAATGTTCCTACCCCAGATGTTCAGGGGCCGACAATACTCGGGTAATAGCTTCTGGGAAGCCATGCTGGGCGGGGTTCGTTCAAGCCAGAGCAAAACTGGCATCATAATCACGCCGGAAACCGCTCTGGGACTTTCAGCGGTCNGATCTGACGCTCTCCATGTTCTATGCATCCAGCGCTGATGCAGACGGGAACAAAGTGGCTACGTTGACGATGCAGGTAATTGCGGCAGAGGTTGGCGCCGTCCAGACCAGTCAACTGCTATGCATCACCGATAGCGCGAAGAAAAAAACGTATACCGTGAGCGAGCAATCTATCAGTAATGGTTCCGATCCGTTGCTGGTCGCGATTGAGAATTACTGGCGCCAGAGTACGGATGTTGTGGTTAAAGGACTGATCGCCGAGGTGACCGATTTCATCGCAGGGAATATCAACTCAGTGAGCACCTGGATCGGCCAGTTTGGGATGAAGGTATTTGAGAACCAGCCATTAGCTGAGCGGCTGCCAGAAAGCGTGCTACAGGCAGATGGTAGCTCCGCTACAGCGACAGGGTCCTGACAGCAGGCATTACAACAGGCGCTCACAGAGCGCCTGTGATAATGGCTGAATGCTTCACCAGCGCGGCGTTTTATTGGAGGTCAAGATGAGTTACACCAGCTGTACTTATTGCGGTTCACGTCTCCATACGCAGGCTAACTGCCCGAAAACATGGGGCGGTTCATCGCGTCGCGCCAATCTGCGCTGCAGCTATTGTGGCCAGTCCGGGCATAACTCGAATGCCTGCCCACATAATGCGAGCAGCGGTCGACGGCGCAGCCTGAATGACGACTTTACCCTCGACTGAACCGATAGCACGATGGCAGCAGGCGGAATTGATTTCAATGTGAAATTATTCAATGTCAAATCATCGCATTGCGCGATGATGATAATAGATATCATTTGAGGGGGTAGGGGGGATCAAATCCCTAACCCCTTTCGCGCTTCGGGACTGCCGCTTCAGGTAGATTTTTGCGCGTGAGAAATAAAAACTTTTTTTTGGCTGTTTTGGGGTGCTTTTGAATGAGTACAGGGATGCGATCACCTGGTGGCGGACGCAAATCGAATAACACTGGAAATCAGGTTAGTTCTTTAACCAGAGCGGTTTCTCCGCCGGATGAATTACTGGGCGATATGGCTATCGATGCCTGGAAACGGACGTGCAAAATTCTTATTAACCGTGGCACGTTCGAAATGGAAGATTGTTATTTGCTGATGGAATACTGCAACACCGTGCAGCTGCTGTACGACGCCAACCAGGAAATTAAAAGCGATGGCCTTGGTGATGATACCGCTGCCGGCGGTCAGAAACTTGGTGCGGCAGTGAAGGCGCGTAGCCGTTATATCAGCGAATTAATTCGACTCTCCGTTGTGTTAAAGCTGGACCCCAATAGCCGCATCCTGAAGAAACAGCCCGGAGATAATGACAAATCCAGCGGTGAGTTCGACGAGTTTTAATTTTGGTGCGGCCCTAATGACTTAAGGATGGATCATGGCCGCATATCCAAACGTCAATGTGGCGAACAAATATGCGCGGGATATCATAGACGGGAAAATAGTCGCCTGCAGAGCTATTCGGCTGGCATGTCAGCGCCATTTTGACGATTTAAAAAAATCACTCGATAACAATTACCCTTACCGGTTCGACAGAGATTTAGCTGAGCGGGCCTGCCGGTTTGTTCAGAAATTACCGCACTCTAGTGGCGATTTGGCGGGGCAGAAATTAAAACTGGAACCTTGGCAAAGTTTTATTTTTTGTTCGATTTTTGGCTGGGTCACGAAAAAGGATAAAAAACGCCGATTTCGCGAAGCGTATATCCGGGTAGCCAGGAAAAACGGGAAATCGTTTTTTGCTGCCGGGATTGGCACCTACATGTTTTGCGCTGATGGCGAAAACAGCGCAGAAGTGTATTGCGGTGCGACAACTATGGCGCAGGCGAAAAAGGTCTTCACCCCAGCCAGGCAGATGGCCAGCCGCCTGCCGGCACTTCGCTCCAGATTTGATATTTCGGTATGGACCGACAGCCTGACACGCCCGGATGGTTCCGTTTTCGCACCTATGGCGGGGAAACCCGGCGATGGTGACAGCCCACATTGCGCGATCATTGACGAGTATCACGAACACGATACGGATCATATGTACGAGGCCATGACAATGGGGATGGGCGCCCGTTCGCAGCCGTTAACGCTCATTATCACGACAGCCGGCTCGTCACTGGAGTCCCCTTGCTATGACAAGGACAAGGAAGTCAAAGAGGTTATCGAAGGCATAACCCGTAATGATCGCCTGTTTGGCATGATTTACGAACTGGATGCTGGCGATGACTGGACCGACCCGAAAAACTTAATCAAAGCTAACCCAAATCTGGACGTTTCGGTTAAGTACAGCGACCTGGTTGAGCTTCTGGAAGTAGCGAAACAGGTTCCTCGCAAGGTTAACGCCTTCAAAACCAAACGCCTCAATATTTGGGTATCCGGTAAATCCGCGTTCTACAACATGGAGCAGTGGAAGGCTGCTGAAGACCCCGACCTTGAGCTGGCTGATTTTGCGAATGACAGCTGCAACATCGGTCTCGATCTCGCCAAAAAGCTGGATATGAACGCCGGAATACGACTATTTACGCGGGAAATTGAAGGTAAACGGCATTATTACTGCATCAAACCTAAATTTTGGGTCCCGGAAGACACTATCCATACAACCGATCCAAAACTGCTGAAAACTGCTGACAGGTATCAGAAGTTTTATGAAATGGGCGTGCTGGAAGCGACGGATGGCGCAGAGGCAGACTATCGCGAGATTCTGGCCAGTATTATCGATATGCAGGACGAAAACCGCATTGACGAGATTGATATCGACCCTGCAGGCGCAACAGCACTTCGCCACCAGTTGGAGGACAACGGATTTACCGTAGTCGATATCCGGCAGGATTACACCAATATGTCACCGGCGATGAAAGAGCTTGAAGCGGCTCTGGCCGGTGGTCGATTCCACCATGATGGCAATCCCATTCTGACCTGGTGTATCAGCAACGTTATCGGGAAATTTATACCCGGTAGCGATGATCTCGTTCGCCCGACAAAGGGAGACAATCAAAGCAAAATCGATGGAGCTACAGCGTTATTTAACGCCATGACTCGCGCAATGCTGCACGAAAGCAGCGGCGGCACATCGGTATATGATGAGGAAGACATAGCGTGTTAATCACAATTCTGAGTTTCATTATTGGCCTGGCCGGGGCTGTACTCATATCCGCCGGAGCCTGGTTGATTTTGCCTGCTGCCGGTCTTATTACGGGCGGGTCAATATGTCTTATCTGGTCATATCTGACTGCGCGGGCGGTTTCAGCCGGTGCCAAATTTAACGGGGGTGAATAATGTTTATCCCCCAAATGTTCAGAGGGCGCCAGCAATCGGGGAATGGCTTCTGGGAAGCCATGCTGGGCGGGGTTCGTTCAAGCCAGAGCAAAACTGGCATCATAATCACGCCGGAAACCGCT